AGAGATTCAAACGTCGGGCTAAATTCCGCTAGCGGAATGTCGTTGTCAATGGTCAAGGTATACATGGAGGGGGCCGCACTCCTAAGTGATTTTCGCGCATTGTATTATATTTTTGCATGGGGTGTTTATTTTGCACCCGGGGGTGTTCCTAGGTTAAGGGGGGTGGGTCCAACTGCGGGCTATTTTTAGTATAGCAAGGTATATTATTTTATGGAGTGGTGGGGCTGTGTCGATCACTCAGTGTATGCCCGATGGCGGAGTCCCAAAGCCACTTTGCCGGGGTGGGGGCCGGTACTGTCACGCCAGCGCCGTTTCAAAGCTCTAATGATTAGAAGTATTGACAATGTAAAACGAAACCCCTAAAATACAGACATCGACATCATCCGGTGCCGATATTTTCTAAACTTTCCATTACTTCTAAGGAATATATTATGTCTACGTTCTCTACATCCGCTACTGCTACCCTCGAAGTCACCACGTTTGACCCTACTTTGATTGAGCACTTCTACATTAATGCATCCGATGCAATGCTGCACTTAGATGATGCCTATAAAAATGCATCGGAAACCCGCAACCGAATCATTACGCAAATTATGGATTCGATGCACCTAAAAATGAAAGGTACAAAAGCGGACTTTATGAAAGGGAACGCGCGTACTAATCCCGCGCGGGCAGAAATCAAAGCGTTTTTTGAAGCGTGCACGGTTGACGGGCTATTGGGCGATTTGTCCGAATCTACTGCCCGATGCTATGCCGGCGCTTATTGGGTGTGCTTTGAAGCGGGCATCCCGTTTTCACCTAGTGCGGCAAATGATAAATCAAAAGAGAAGGCATCGGGCAAAGTGACGGCACCTAAGGGTAAAACTGTGAACGTCGAATCTTACGGCAAAGAGTTGGCAAAGTGCTTGGCAATGGCGCGACTGTTGCAGCGCACTGATGACGCCGCGACGCTGTTGGACATGATTATTGAGATTGACCCCGAGTTTGTCGAAGCATAACTTCTAATCATTAGAAGTTTCCAACCAGCCCCGCTTCGGCGGGGCTTTTTTTCGTCTGTACTTTTTGCAATGTCGACAACTGTCATAGCCTGTGGAGCCTGTGGAGTCTGTTACGCGTGTTACAGCATGTTACAAGTGCTTTGTAACATATACTTATGGGGTTAATAAAAGCAAATGTCTATATAAATCAATAACTTAGATAGATTAGATTTGTTTGTTTTGTTAGTTGTTACGATGTTACGCAGTTTTTAGGTCACGAATCCCCACAGCTGAGTTTGGGCATATAGTAATAATACGTTTATATGGTTTACCTATGATTACTATTACTATTACTATATGTGAATTTGGGCTCTCGGGCGTTTTTGCTCTTTTTTGGGCGTAACATCGTAACTTTACGGTTTTTTCTACCCCTTTCTCCTCTCAAACGTATGTTACAACCCCATTTGTAACATGCTGTAACAACCGTAACACCCTAAATCATGTATACTTATGTTTTCCATACTACATAAGGCACTTACCTATGCAATTCACCCTCGAAATCCCCGAAAACGTGGTCTCTTTGCTCGGAGACGACCCCACGCGAACCATACATAAGGCCATCAAGGCATACATAATAGCAAATGGCCAACGTGGCAGACCCATACATAATTCAGAGCGTGATGCCGCCATTGCAGACAAGGCGATAGCCGGAGTGCGCCACCATATAATAGCTAAAGAGTACGGATTATCTATAGTTAGGGTTAGCCAAATAGTGGCCCAAGGCAAGGCCGATGCCTACGCACGCCAACACGAAGCGACCGCCGCCACAATCCGAAATATCTTTGAGCAACCGTAACCTATGACCACCGAGCAAACATGACCACCAAACTCGCACTCGACCTGCCGGACGCATTCGCCCAAGCCCTTGCAGACAAACACCCATCGGGTGACCTACACGAAGCCGCAGCCCACGCCCTGACTGCATACATACACCCCAAAACACTTAACGACCCGAGAGATGCCGCAATCCGAGCGGAGGTGCTGGCAGGGGCAACCCGCCCTGCCGTAGCCAAAAAATACCACCTCTCACTCATCCGTGTGCATCAAATCATGGCTCGGCAGGAGCAAAGTTCTAATGGTTAGAACTTTGAAATAGGGCTTGACAAGGGGGGGTATAGTGTGTTATACTTGCACCATCGACTTGGATATCGCTCTGAGTTATGGGTAGCCTTGCATATTATGCGCCCCTTGTTCTTTAACCCTGCTACATACATCGGGTTTCATTAGTTCTAACCATTAGAACTTTGGCCCTCAACAAAACCGCCGCTGTAACAATACAGAAGCCGAAAGTCCCAAGACTGCCTCGGTGAATAGGCGTTGGGTAGTCAGTCCCAGCACGTTGTGGTGTATCCCCATAGGCTTGTGTCAGCGGGGAGATAGCAACGTGCAATGCGTACGCATAGTAGGGTGAATACCCTACTGCATAGTGCCTAAATGGTAACTGGAGTTTATGTGGCAACACGGTATGCCACCGCTAAGACAACCAGCGTATGGGAACCACCAAGGGGTGGGATATGTCCATACGAAAAACACCTATCGCACTCGACAGACATAGCGTCTGGGCGACCGCCGTCAATATCAGACGGCCTAGCGTGTAAGGCATGGGCTCAACCCCGTGTCTTACCCGATAGCAGTCGCTATCCAAACCAAACTTCTAATCCTTAGAACTTTACAGAAAGACCTAACCATGAAAACCGTACCACTTACCGCCGAGCAACTCGACCACTTACTAACTGTGCTGGACTACGTACTCACCACCGAGGCGACCAGCTACGAAGAGTGGTGCGACATGGGCAACAACCCCGAGCAACACGTGTGGTTCTACGCCGCCGATGCAGTGAACGCCTTATCAGGAGAGACAGCATGAGCTATTTTGTTTTGGGCACTGACGCAACAGTCAACCCTCCCCGACTTATTCTTATGACAACCCAAGCCTTTAGCGACCGGATGTGGGCAGAGGTATACGCTGGTAACTGCAACAAGGCATGGGGCGCGTTTGTAGTTGAAGGGAAACAACCATGAGCATATGTAACTGTGGCGAGGACATCGACCCACGCCGTGCGGCGCTGGGCTATCGTGTATGTATATGGTGCGGCGAGGAAGCCGCACGCCAAGAGCGCAAAAGCTGGACGGTGGTGCAGGAGTACACCAAAGGCAACTACCAACTCGTCACGTCCAGCGCCGCCTTTGTAACCTTACGACAAACCAACCCCAAGGAGAATAGATTATGACGGCCAGTAAGCGTTGGATACCCACGCCACCATGCTACGACAACCCTGCATTACTTTTACAAGACTGCGACCGCAAACTGGCCAAGTGGTTCGCATCAAGACTGGACGCGCAAGCCGTAGTCCGGCGGCAATGGCCTGAGATTGTTGCAACCTACCCTTAAATCCGTAACCTTACAGAAAGACCTAACCATGTACCAAGTAATCAACAAACAAACCGGTGAAGTAGTAGCCGAAGGATTCTTTTACAGCCGCCTTGAATGGAAGTACTTTGGCCTCGGGCACGAGTACTTTATGAGGAATGTCGAGACGGGCATCGAGTGGGATATGCCCCAGTCAGCTACTAACCCCCGCTAACTTCTAACCATTAGAACTTTCCAAAGGAACTAACCATGACACCGTTTGAATTACTCTCCCGCCGACTCAACTCCCATGCCTACAAGCGTGGCATGTATAAGGGCGACGCCCCACTTGAGAAGCGCACCAAGCGTCACATCCGTATCCGGCAGGTGGACGACAACACGATGGCTGTGCGTATGCATGAGACCGACATCCTGACCGTGCGCAAGGACGGCACCCTCACCATTCGCCTCGACCGCTGGTGGAGCAGCTCGACCACCAAGACATGGCTCAACTATGCTTTCCACATCACCCGCCTTGGCATGAGCATCGGGACTAAGTCCGTGATGAGCCTGAGCCAGTTAGTGGTGAGCACCCCGCATGGGCACTACGTGTACTACAACGGCATGGAGTTCAATGCCGACCGCCAACTGACCAGCCCACCCATGAAGTTCCTAGCGAAGCGCATCAACAAGGCTGAGGTGGCCGAGTTCAAGAAGGGCATCCAAGAGTCAGGGTTCAAGGATATGTTCCCCATGCTGTACGGCATGGCAGAGCATGAGCCCGAGCACTTTACTGACTACATCAGAAACATAGCTGACTTCTTGACCGATTCAGAAAACGCCTCAAGTTGGTTGACGTTTATTTCTAAGCGTAAGTACGATAAGCGCTGGCACTATGCCATAGCAGGTAACAAGGGTGGCTACACGTTCGACACCATTGAAGTGGGTGATGTCAAGTCCTGCTGGGACGGCATCATGAAAAACGCCAAGTCCGGTATGTACGACAACCTAGAAACGGAGGTAACTGTAATCCCCAAGTAAGTATCAACTTCTATCATCAACATCTAACTAACAAACTTCTAACCATTAGAACTTTTAATCTCGAAAGCAAATCATGAACGTAACTCTTTCCCAAGCCGCAACTCTTGTTCGTACCATCGGCACTACGAACACCATCCTGTTCCGTGGCCAGCCCGGCATCGGCAAATCGTCAATCCTGCATACCATCCGTGAATCTTTCCCTGACCACTTCCTGTCTTACATCGATGCCGCTAACCTTGACCTCGGCGACATTGCCATGCCTGTGGTTGACCGTGAGGAACTCATCACGGAATACGCTCCCAATGCCCGCTTCGGTGTGGGTCGCAATCAGACCAAGCCTGTGGCTATGATGATTGACGAGTTGGGTAAGTCCAGCCGTCCTGTGATGAACATGCTCCTGCCCGTGATTCTTGAGCGGCGCATCGGCGACTTGCAGTTGCCAGCGGGTAGCATCATCTTCGCAACTACTAACCTAGAGACGGACGGCGTAGGGGACAGCATTCCAGCCCATGCTTACAACCGCATGACCGTGTGCACAATCTCCAACCCAACAAGCGACGAGTGGTTGCAGTGGGCATCGTCCAACAACATCTGCCCCGAGGTAATGGCGTTCGCCAAGCAGACACCGGAGATATTCGACTGCTACGTTGACCTCGAGAAGAATGCCAAGAACCCGTACATCTTCAACCCAATGGCCGGCGTGGTGAAGGGCTTCTGTTCCCCACGTTCTTTGGCTAAGGCAAGCAACATCATTGCGGCACGCTCCACGCTTGGCTCGGCGGTTTTGCCTGCGCTGGCTGGCACTATTGGTGAACCTGCGGCGCGTCAGATGGAGGCGGTGATTAACCTCGCAGATCAACTACCACTCTTTGAACAAATCGTAAAGGCCCCATCGACCACCAAGATTCCCAAGGGTGCAGGCGGTATGTTCCTGATGGCGTTCTTGTTGGCGGGCCGTGTGTCCGAGCAGACGATGGACCCCGTGATGGAGTACGCCGAGCGCATGGGCAAAGAGTCTTTCGAGGCGCATAGCTTGTTCGTCATGACGCTGGCCACCAACAAGGCCAAGGTCAACATGGCATGCCGAAACCGTAACTTTACGACTGCCGCTAGCAAGCTCGGCAAGTTCTTCTAATCGGAGGCAGTATGACAACCAAATTCACTTACGACGAGCGTAGAGCCATTGAGCTCATACGCAAGACCATGGTTAATAAGCCTGACATCATCAAGGAAATCATGAAGGACATGGCATACCTATCGTCGTTCAACATCCTCAAGCAAGCAAACGATGACTTGAAGCAGCTACTGGCTGTGACCGAGACCTTCGCTAACTCCGCAATGGCAATCATCAAACAGAAACACGAGTACTTCAGTGGAGATAATGATGCTAGTAACTGAACGCACAAGTGACGGGCGCACCATCGTGCGTCTACACAAAGACTGGCACCCCGGACGTATCAGCGCGGGGTGGCTCCCGCCGCAACGCAACTACATGGAAACCGAGGAGGACTACCACACGCAACATGCCCTACTTAAACAACGCAAACCTCTAACCATTAGAACTTTCGGAGAAACACCATGAACGTAGAAGACCGCATCAAGAAGGCACACATTGCCATCATGCAACACAAAGAGTTCTGTGCCATGTCAGGCATCCTTGCCTGTGGCAAGGTCAAGGTAACCACGGACGTACCCACGGCGTGTACCAATGGCTGGGACGTGGCATACAACCCAACCTTCATCGAGCAACACATGAAGGACGACGCCGAGTTGCGCTTCTTGGTATTGCACGAGGCTATGCACAAGGCGTACCGCCACCTAACTGTGTGGAAGTACTTGTCCAAGATGAACCACCAGCTAGCCAACGTGGCGATGGACCACTTCGTTAACCTGTCGCTGGTCGATACCGATGCCGGCAATGGGTTCATCAAGATGCCAGCCGTGGGCGTCCAACCCAAGCGCAAGTACGAGGGCTGGTCAGTCCTGCAAATCTATACCGACCTTGAGGACGAGGACGATGAACAGCATGGCGGTGGCGGTGGTGGCATGGACGAGCATGACTTCGATGGTGCGGGCGAGACGCCCACCGAGCAGGAGATGGAGGACGAGATTGGTCGTGCTATCCGTCAGGGCGAGATGATTCGCAAACAACGTAGCAAAGACGGCACGGGTAGTTCGGACGGTATGTTCGGTGACCTGCTGGCTCCCAAGGTTGATTGGCGCAAGGCGTTGCGTGAGTTCGTTACCGAGACGTGCTCGGGGCGTGATGAGTCATCGTGGGCTAGACCTAATCGTAGGTTCCTCGCTGACGACGTGTACATGCCAACCATGATGGGCGTAACCTTACGGGAATTGGTCGTGGGCTTCGACACGTCAGGCTCCATCTTCGGCGGCACTGAGATGACACGGTTCGTTACCGAGCTGACATCTATCATCGACACGGTTAAGCCAAGCAAGGTACACGTCATCTACTGGGACACTGGCATCGTCGGTCATCAGGAATTCGAGGAAGGCAGCTTTGCTGTGGCTAACCTCAAAATCAAAGGCGGTGGCGGCACCGATGGCTCCGTGCTGTTCGACTACCTGCGTAAGAAGAACATCAAACCCAACGCCATCATCCAACTCACTGACGGCTACGTAGGGGACTGGGGTCACACCGACATACCTACGCTGTGGGCAATCACGACCGACATGGTCGCGCCCTTCGGCACAACAATCAAATTGGAGGACTGAACATGGGACTCTTCATAGACCTAATCAAAAGCTACCAAAACAACAAAGCACTCGCAACCTCAACCGCGCAAAACAGCATGTTTGGTAATCACGAACAAAAGACTATGGCTCATGGGCGCGTTCGTGTTGAGGTTATCGACGCGCTCAACGGACGGGTGCTGGAGGTAAACACCCGAGCAAACGAAAATGCAGATTGGCACACCGAGCTCTACATCGTGCGAGACGATGAGGTGCTGTCCGATGCCATTGCGGCTGTACTAATAGTTGGGGGAGCAAAGTAATGGGATACCGTTCAGATGTAACTGTGCTCATCTACCCCGACAACGATGAGCAGAATGCAGAGCGTTACGACACGCTCAAAGTACTAATGAACACTACGTTCAAGCTGACGTATGAAGAGTTTGAGAGCAACTTTGAATGGCTCGACCGCCACCGTGTGCTGAAGTTTGCGACTGAGAGCGTCAAGTGGTACGACAGCTACCCTGATGTGCGGGGCTTACATTCCATGATGGACGCCATAGGCGACATGGAGGGCTACAACTACGAGTTCATGCGTGTCGGTGAGGACTACGACGACATAGAACAAAACCAGCGGGGCAATGGCCTGCGTTACGCCCTGAGTGTTACACGAACAATTGAGGTGGACTTATGAAAATCGAATGGAAAGATGGGGACTTCGAGCGCCCCGAGTTAATCATCAACGGCATGAAGGTGGGCTGGGTCATGCCCTACGGCGATGGTGCCCGTGCAGTAGTAGCACCCAAGCTACGTGAAGCCTTGAGCGGACCGCCCGTGCTCATCATCCACAAGACCGTTGAAGATGCCAAGTCCGAACTTGAGGGTATCTGCTGTGCCATCCTCATCGGAGAAAGCTATGGAACTTAAATGGAAGTGGGACGCTTCGGGGGCTGAACTAAACCTAGTAACCCCCGGCAGGGGGTACCGACACGGGTACATAGAAGTCTTTGAGACCGAGAGTGTCTACAACTACGAGTTCAAAAAGAAGCACACGTACACCGCGCACGTACTCGTTAACCTAAGCGCAGAGATGATGCACTGTGAGGAAGTGGAATACGTAAGCTTACGGAAAGCCATGCGTGCCTTGAAGGAAACCGTAACCGTACTACTCATTGGGAGGAGCTATGGAGTTTAGGTGGGTGCCGTCGATACACGACGATTTTGGTTCGCTAACAGTGTATCTTGATGGCGGCAGGGTAGTCCGATGCGGAGAGGTGCACAAACGACACCCACGAGGCAACTGGACTTACACCTTATCCCTACGGATAGCACCAGTGAATTTTGTAGTGGAAGACCATGTGTTTGACACTAAGCGAGAAGCCAAAGAGGCACTGCAAGCCATGGCAACAGTTTTAATCATTGGAGGTAATCATGAACGTGATCGAACTAAAGACTTTTTACCCTAAGCGGTTTGAGAAAGAGTACCAAGCGTGGACAAACTACGCCGTTGGTTACGACTGGTGGGAGACCGTGTATGAGGATTTCAAAGTCGATTGCATGGGCTTGGGTCTGCATGTGGACGACATCCAGTTCAGCGGGTTCCATTCGCAGGGCGATGGCGTGGCGTTTGATGGGCGTATCTATGTGGCTGAATGGATGGAAGGCAAGGGCTACAACATCACTCACCCTGCCGCATACCTAGCGTGCAAAGACGATGGTAGCTACGTACGAATAGAGAAGTCTCATCGGCACAACGCCATGCGGGTCAACCTTCACTCCCCGCTGCAATCAGCACCTAGCGGCATCTTTGCGGGGCTTGACGACGAGGCATGGGATGACTTGGTTGACGATCAGCTTTGCGACTTGAATATTGAGGACGAAATAATGAGCCTCTGCGAGGTGCTGGCCGACAAGCTGTACAAAGACTTGGAAGCTGAGTACGAGCACCTGACTGGCGAAGAGGCGTTCATCGACTCGTGCGAATGTAATGAAGTAACTTTTGAGGAGACTGAAAATGCGATTTCTGCTTAGTGTTAATGGTAAAGACTTAGTGCTTACCGACCGCCAACTGTATGACGTGATGAGCATACTGGACAAATGCGAGGAGGTTGTGCAGGTGTATAAAGGTGAGGGCAAGGGCACTCGAGGCAACAAGAATAGCTACGTGGACGAGATACAGAGACTTGACCCACGCGGTGCCTTTGACGTGAAGCCCATGCCTGAAGAGTACTACGACACGCTGAAGCTCGTAGCCAAACTAAATCCGTAAGGTTACGACTATGCACTGGAGAATGTTTAAGCCTGACGAGGCCGAGAAAACACCGTTTCGGTTGCACCTGCTTGTTGACAAGAACGATACCACTTACGAAGGGCTAGCTAGCTCGTACGGTTTCGTGGAGCAAGAAGTTGTGAAAGGCGGGTGGACACACCGTCCATCGGGGCTCAAGTTCACCGTGTTCGTTAACGGTACTGGCCAAGAAATTGAAGTACCTGACCTAGAGACGGGCATGGCTGTACTAATGATGAACGTGAAAGGAAATCAAAGTGGATAAGTACAAATGGAAACTCTCGATGGGCACGGGTATAGAGCCAACGTGGGATATGCGCAGTCAAAGCGGGAAGCTCATAGCCTATGCGAAACGCGCCAAGGACGATGGCTGGTTCGTACGAATCAGCGGGCTCAACGACAACCCTAGTACTGAGAAGCTGTACATCGGCGACGATGTATTCCCACCGGACTTTATGAAGACGATGCTGGAGATGCACAAATCAACCAACTGGAAGGACCTACTATGACTACTAACCATATCGCTGGCGTGGCACGCGCCGCAATGCTCGTTGACCTGAACATTGCAATCTACTCCGGTCGTAAGCAAGACCGCACAACACAAGCCGAGGTCACGCTGGCCAAGGGCTCCGGCTCTAAGAAAGCAGCCTCGGTTTTCAAAAATCTCTTTGCCGAGTGCAAGGAGCTGGACGCCATCACCAAGTTTCAAGCCCGTGCACGTAGCGAACACTACCGCCTGACCCTGCCGTGGAACGACCGTGGTGCGCGTCTCTTGCCCACTGCCTCGCTGATGGACTACAAGCAGGTGATGAACCGGTATCAGCAGGAGTTCGATAGGCTGGTCGATGCGTTCTTGTTGAAGTACTCGACCTTGGTTTCGGCGGCGGCGTTCCAGCTGGGCACCTTGTTTGACCGCAACGAGTACCCCGATGCCGCGCAGGTAGCACGTAGGTTCCGTATGGACTTGTCGTTCGTGCCGCTACCAACATCCGGTGACTTTAGGTTAGATGTTGAGAGCGATGTTCAGCGAGAACTTATGGAGCAGTACGAGCGCAGGCTGGAGGAGCAGTTGGCATCGGCAACCAAGGACTCGTGGACTCGGCTGTATGAGGCACTGTCACGATTGAGCGACCGGCTCACCGTGGACGAAGACGGCAAGAAGAAAATCTTTCACGACACGATCGTGACTGGCGCAGTTGACCTGTGCGAATTGCTGACCGCCATGAACGTGACGCAAGACCCGCAATTGGAGTCAGCCCGCCGTCAACTACAAGAAGCGCTGCTTGGGGTTACGCCTAAGGAACTTCGTGACGAAGATGGCACTCGTGTGCTGACTAAGCAGAAGGTAGACCAAATCCTGTCCGCCTTTGACTGGGGTGACCATGAGTAAGCGAAGCGTAAGGTTACGGGATTATTGTGTGGTTTTCTTTGATTGGGGACAGGATGAGTGAAGCAACAATGGAAATCAGGTACCAAGAATACGATGGTGATTGGTCGATTAAAACGTATGCAATTGATGACGATGGGGCTATACGTTCCACAACCAAGACGCTCGATTCAACCGTCGGCAAGGTAGGCAAGTACCCGCCTTGGCTCAAGAAGATTGTGGACGTAGCCCGTGTAGGCGGGCATCTAAAGCAAATGGACCAAGGCCCGCCCGATGCAATCCTTTGGTTCAGAGTAGACAAGGACCTTAACTTACTGGAGATTACTTTCCCATGAACTATGACAACTTAACCAACGAGGAGCTTCTTAAGGAAGTTTACCTAATGCAGCACAAGGACAGACTACTGACCCTTGTGTGTGAACGCCTTGAGATGGCGATACGTGAGGCGGAGGAAGGCGGCGAGAGCCGCACTGAAGCCCTTGAACAACATGTTGAACATCTTGAGGACACGGTTAGCGAACTCAACAACCAACTCGCTGACCAAGACGACGAGCTCTATGACCTGCGCAAACGTGTTAGTGAACTTGAAACCCAACTTGATGCTGGAGACTATTGAAATGATTTCTGTACTCGGACAAAAACTGCAAGATGCAATCGAAGCCGCTGCAGCCCGCGAGGCTATGGAGGCTTGGGAACAAACTACTCAACCAACTGAACCTATGACTACACCAAACATTACCGTATCGGAAGCTACCTTCAACGCCGTCCGTGATAACCCCGGCCAAACCAAAATGCAGATTGCTTTAAAGATGGCAGCGCTTGGATACAAAAAAGATACCGCCACTTCTATGGTTAACATCATGCTGCGCTACGGCATCATCCGTGAAGAAAACGGGGTGCTGTTTGCTGTGGGCGACAAGTACAGAAGCCGAGTGGATTTCAACCGTGGGCTGTCTAAAAAGCGTAAGGTTACGAAGAAGGGAGAGGAGCGTAAAGAAATCCGCTTGATTCGCCGACCAGCACCCGCAGAGGAAGCCCCCGTAAAAGCCTCTGACCCCATCAACAGCCCTGCCTACTACAAGGTAGGCGGCATCGAGACCATTGATTTCATCCAAGCCAAGCTTACTCCGGAGGAGTTCAAAGGCTATCTGCTGGGCAACGTGCTGAAGTATGCAAGCCGGGCAGGGCACAAGGATAATGCTGTGCAAGATGCTGGCAAGCTGGCATGGTATGCAAACAAACTCGCGGGGCTGGCATGAGCATCATTAAAGACTTCTTTGCGCTGGTAGGGGCGGTGGCCGTGGCCATGTTCCTTTTGGGATACACCTACGCACAGATTCCACTGGTGTCCAAGACCTGTACACCGTCCTTTATTGATCGGATGTTGAAATGACCGAACTCAAGGAATTGACTAAAAGGCATCCGCTAATCACTCGTGGCGAGACCGTGCGAAACCATATGCAGATAGGAAGCATTGAGTTAAAGCTGGAAGTTGCAAGGCGCGAGGGGTACAAGATTCGGAAGTCTCAAACGAGATACCACAAAGTCGTAGATGGCGTTGTGGTTACGGTAGTGGATGAGAGCAAACCTACCTACTACTTTTACGATGATGGC